CCTGGATTGTAGCGTGATACTTAGGCATAGGCTCTCAGCAATGTCTCGTCATTGACGACACGCATGCACCACTACCATCCCTGGTAGCCGCGGGTCAAACCGCTGGTCAAACTGGGATGTTGAGCAAGAAGCTCGTTCAGGACATGCGATGCTGGTTGAAGATAAGTAACCAAAGCACCTGGTGAAGCTGTAACGATCCTGACCTTGTGGCCAGGCTCGTATATACAGCAGCGGCGAACCTCGGGAGGCGTCTTGCACTCCTCGAGTCCCCAACCATTCTGTTGAACCACGGACTCTGCCCATGCAAATGTGCAGAAAGCTATCCGTGCAGGATGGAAGGCTAGAGATTTGCCGTTCATCTGCTAATTGGTAAACTCTGTTCCTTTTAATCGCTAGACAAGCTCGTCAGGTTCGAGATCACGGAAGTTTGGAGGATGACAGTAAATCTTTCTCTTCTGGCCTGCCTTCTCTAAGAAGGTTTGGCCAGTTGAGAGGACTACTGTCCTGTCTTCAAGACAGACCTCTTCTAACCATGTATTCACGGAATCCTGTACGAACTGTTAGCGACCGCCCTAATCGCGTGTGGTTTCGTAGCAAGCCGAATTTGTGATGCTAGTGTGGGCTGATTTGTCGACAATAAAGCCTCTGTCGAGGAATGTCGATATTTCTAACCCTGCATTGACGCACAAATCTTCAAGCTACGGGGACAAATGACATTGTGGTATTTTAGTCAGGTTAGCTCGATGTTTATCGAGTGATCCCTGCCTGTCCCATCCGACAATAAGACCCCGCGTTTGGGCCAAATGGCTCCATAACGCAGCTTACTTTCGGGTAGGACGCTCATTCCCATATAGACCTTGGGGAGCAAAACCATCAACATCACCCGGTTGGAATCTCGGCTTTGGATACGGATCGAAATTGGGAGGTTGCATTCCTGTAACCTCATCCAAGATTTTCCCGAAAATCCTCCAGCGGAGATTCTGGACAAATTCCTTCCAAAACGCGCAACACGCAGTTGCTGCGCTATGGCAGCTTTATCCCTCACCAAGCTTGGTGAGGTAAACCCCTAGTAACGCAAAGTACCAGTCGCAACGGTACACGTAGTCCTACGGGAAAGTAGCCATAAGAAGGATATCCACCCAGCACCAGAACCTGGCCCAGATAAACCAGGCATTCGGTGACTAACTTATGAGGAGTGCGAGGCGTTTC